CTCGTGGCCATCAGCCTTCCTCGTCAGGCGTCAGCGATTTTCGGGGTTTCCCTTTCGGCCAGCCCCCCTTGTGAATCGGCGTTTCGGGAATCGCCGCCACATGCTGAATCGTCGTCTCGTCCAGCGCCTCGGCTTCCGCTTGCGCCCGAGCACTCATGCGCCGTTCCTGATACGCCCGCTCAGCCGCCAGTCGCGCGATTTCCTGCTCGTCGTGTTCCAAGCACGCGATGGCATGGTCCGGCCCGCGCACAAAGCCACGCGAGAGCATGTTGCGCTCTTCCTGCTCGTCCCCGACGATGTGATGCTCGAGAATCGGCGCCCCACCCGACGACGACCGCTTCGCGCGGTACAACATGAGCGGGAACTCCGTGAAGACAGCCGCACGACCTGGCGGTCCGAACTCAGTATGGGTCGTCTCCCACTTCCGGCGTTCGGCTGCATAGGCAGAATCGGGACTCCATAACACAGACACGGCTTCCTCCTTACGGATTCGGGCGATGGCACCACGTCCCGAACCGCGTCGTATCCAAGCTCTTCACAGCCGACGACGTGGACGCCAGCAACGCCACGGGCGCGAATTCCTCCGTGATATCCACGGCCCCCGGCACCGTGGCCACCAACGCGCGATTCCTGAACGCGAACATCGTCCCGGCCGCGTCAATCTCGACGCGAAACAACATGCTCGTGCCCGCCGCCGCCACCGTGGTGCCCGTCGTCGTCGCCGCCACGGTTTGCGAGGACGCCGCATCGTTATTGTTCGAAATCGCGCACAGCGTATCGGCCGCCATTAACCCGGCATCGAAGAACAAGCCGCCCAGGTCATCTTGTACCAAGGTAATCGTGGTCGTCGCGCCTGTGGCCGGCGACACGAGGGCATCGGCCACGGTGCCGAGAAAGCCCACAAAGAATCGACGCAACGTCACGGCGGAGATTTGTTGGCACACGATTTCCACGACCATCGGCGCCACTAGATTCGGGCGCATCGGCAGATTGCTGGTGCCGTTGGCCAGAAACGACAACGCTACCAACTTGCCATCAGCCGCGCTCGTCGTCAGCCGCGCGGTTGGCCCATTCGTGGCATAGGTCACGACCACGCCGGAATCCGTTTCCTCAATGCCGGAGCCGAACAGCCGCAGGCCCGTGCCCGCGAGCGTCGTGGACGCCGCCGTGCTGGACAACGCGACGCCGAGGCCATCGCGGAAATCGCAAAACCCCGACAGCAGGTCGGGTTGGTCGAGATTCACCGGCGTCCAATACGGCGAGTCCGCATCGGCCTCGTTCACGTAGACGACGGGTTTATGGGTGTTGAGATAAGTCGAACCGCGAACGGCCACGCCCGCGCCGGTGCCAGCAGGACCGCTGATGGGCGCGACGACGCCACTCAGGCGCGAGAGACCGTCAAAGGTCCACGCGCCGGTAATGGCGTAATCCGCACTCGGCACAAACGCGCCGCCCATCGAGGGAGCTGGCATCCGCTACGCCAACACGTAGAAGAGATAGAGATTGGCCACCAGACCCGTGACGTCGCCGGTTTTTTCGTCAATGGTGATCCATTTCCCGCTCGCCAACTTCTGCAACGCCTTCCCGTTACTGCCCGCATTGCTGATGTTGTCAAACGTGCCGACCCCCGTCTGCACATCCACGCCATCGATCAGTGTGTCTGAGGTCGTCGTGGCACTCACGGCCGTCGTGCCGATGTCCAACGTGCAGGCGCCGCTCGTGTTGACCGTCGTCAAGTCCAACACGACACGGGTGATGATGATTGAGGCCGACTCGGGGTTGACAACGGCAATCACGCCACCCGTGCCCGCGTGAATCGCCGCACCCGTCAACGCGGTGACCACGCAACGGGTGACGCGATCGCCGAAGGCCGTCCCCGTGACCAGGCCATTGATCACGGGCGTCGTCAGCACGGGCGAAGTCAGCGTCTTCGCCGTCAACGTCTGCGTGGCGGCGGTGGTGACTTGCGTCCCGAGGCCGGTATACGTCGGGACCTGGTTGTAAATCCAGGTCCCGGTGATGGTGTAATCGTTCGCGGGGTTGAAACTGCCGCCAACGCTGGGTCCAGCACTCATGAGGTGTCCTTCTCCCTACGCGATGGCGATGTCCATGCCGGTCAAGGTGCCCGAGAGCGGTGAACTGATGGGCACCCACACACTATTCATCGCCATGAGCGTGATCCCGCATTGCGCGTTCGTGTCGAACGTGCCCACGGTGTAGCCCGTGCTGCCAGCACCAAAGCCGCCAGCAGCCGTGACGGTGTGCGCGGCCTTGCCATCGCCGATGATGTAGAGAATGGAGCCGTCGAGGTCTTTCGTCGGGACGGCTAACGTCATGGCGAGCGCGGACGTGCCGTTGATCGCCGCGACTTCATCACAGCCCGGCGTGGGTAAGGCAATCGCGCCGGCCGCGCCATAGGTGCTCACCCGCCGCGCTCGGCCGGCCAGCGGATACTGCACCGTGGTCTGCGCACCCGGCGTGCTCCAATCCGCCGCCGTGCCGCAGACCACGCCGGTCGTGACCGCGTGCGCGACCACAAGCGTGCCTTCTTGGCCACGAATGACCGGAATGATGGTGCCGCTCACGTAGGCCCCACCGACGCGCATCATTTCGTCGCCGACGCGGACACCGTAGCCGGCCGCGAAGCCCGAGGCATCGGCCACCGTGATGGAGGTCGCCGCGGCCGTAATTGCGGCGCTATTCGTAGTATGGACTAACGCCATATCATGCTCCTATGGGACAATAGCGGCTATGCCGCCATTGCGAGACTTGACCAATCAACGATTTGACCGACTGGTAGTTATTCAACGCAGCAGTCACCCGCGCCGAGCGGCGTGGCGCTGTCGATGTGACTGTGGTCGGCTCACCGTTGTGACCGGCGACCAGTTGACCGGCGGACACACGATTTCGTGCGGCTGCGCGAAACGAGAACGCTTCGGTTTGTTGCGATGGCGACCGAAACCCGAACGCGGCGATCGCTTCGGTCGATTGATGGTGATCCGCTTTCTCGCCGATGATCCCAAACATCCTCACGTCCGCTGTGTGTGCGATTGCGGCACAATCACGGAACCAACATGGGGAGCCCTGACCAGCGGCTTGACGAAATCCTGCGGTTGTTTGCGTCGTGAAATCACCGGACAATTGGCGAAGACGCATGGCCTCTCGCACACGGACGAGTACTGGATTTGGATCGGGATAATCGCCCGGTGCTATGACCGGAACAACAAGAGTTATCCCCAATACGGCGGTACAGGCGTTCGCGTAGCTGACCGCTGGCGTGAGGATTTTTTGGCCTTCCTTGCTGATCGAGGCCCACGACCATCGCCGCAGCATTCGATTGATCGCTGGCCCGATCCTCATGGTGATTACACGCCCGAAAACACACGATGGGCGACTGCGAAGGAACAACGCATCAATCAAACGCGCACGCAATTGATTACCTTTCGCGGTGAAACGCGCACGTTAAAAGATTGGGCAACGCATCTCAATATGAGTTACACCGCACTGCATCAACGCCGCTACACCTTGAAATGGCCGATTGAAAAAACGCTCACGACACCAATCCAGCCTCGCAAATCATGAAAAACAGCGTAAAGCAAATTGCGGCACAATCGGAGCCACGCCTACGAGCATTTCCACTTTGCTCGGCAGTTGGTCGCTCATGAACTGATACTGCTCCGTCCATCTCAGTGAGATGCGGACATCGGCATCATTCACGCGCTTACTATTCGCGCCCGGAAGATTCTTCGGTAAATCTACGGCCACAAACGTGAACGCACCAGGATTGAACACGAGACTCTGCTTGCTCGCGGTCGCAGCCATCGTCGCCGCCACGGTGCCCGTCGCCCCGAGGAAGGTCACGGCGGTATCGTTGGCCGGTGACGCGGTGACGGTTTGCAACTGCCCACTGGTAATGATGGGCGGAGAAATCGGCAGCGCCGCCGTGGTAGACCCGGAGAGATCGGCAGTGAAGACAAACTGCTGGAGATCGCCCGTATCGGTATATCCGACCGGATTCACACTGTTGACGCCGACGAGCGTGAAACTGTCGCCCTTCTTGAAGGCATACGTGCCCATGCCATCAATGTTGAGCGTGGAGCCCGTCTGCCCCGCCAGATTCACGAGCGGCGTCGAGGTGGTGAACGTGCCCGTCGTATGCGTCGGCAGGAGCGGGTCCCAGAACCACTCATCGATCCCGAGCGCCGCCCCGCTGAATTGGCCGTTGCGGAAATACTTGCTGATTTGCGCCTGCGGGTTGAACAACGCAAAGTTCGCCGCGAGGAGTTTGCTCTGCGACTTCGGGTCGAGCACCGCGATCAGTTCTTCGGGCACGCCGATGTTGCGAAGCTTGGCCACGCCGTCCGTGTAGGTCACATCGTCGGTGATGGCCGTGCCCGGTGTCCCGACGCTGTTGTAGACGCTGAAGTAGACTTCGGCGCCAGCCTGCACGTCGGCCTTCGAGGCTAGCGCCCGGCCAGCCGGCGTGGTGTAGCGCTCTTGCACTTCTTCGATGCGCAGCGCACTGTCGGCGCTCGACCAGCCCATGCCCACCTGATATTGGTGGTTCACACTGACCGGCACGGTCTGATTCAGGATGGCCTGCTGGACGAACGCTTGCCCTTCAGACACGACGAACCGCTGGGGTAAGCGCACTTGCGCGGTGTCGCCAATCTTCGCACCTTGCGGAAGATTCTCCCAGGTGCGATCCCACTGGCGATCGAAGTTCGCGACGAGCTTGATGTTATTTTTCCACGCGACGGCAGTGTCTTTCGTGACCCAAGTTGGATTGATTGTAGTGTTCACACTTAGGCTCCTCGTTTGTTGAGCACGTGGAGCGCTGACTGCAATTCATGGCGTTGTTGTTTCACACTCTCAGGAAGTACCGGATGTTTTCGATATCCTGCGATGCCGTTCGCAAGCGTTTTGCGATAAGCGAGTACTAACTCAGCTTGTTCTCGCTTGATCACGAGATAGGGCAAAACAGCCCGGATCATCTGATCTAAATTGCCCACATGTGAATACCAGCGCCAGATTTTCGCGTGTGCGGGATTGTGGCGTCGTTCGACATGCACATTCCCGCCAAAGCGTTCCACAATCCAATGAAGTAAGCGCAAATCCGTATTGCCCACGTTGATTTGCGTCGCGTGGATGTGACTGCGAGAACTCCCACCAATGCTAAAACTGCCCTCGCCATCGAGCACCCCAGCGAAGTATGCCAATTCTTCGACGGACCACTCAGTCCGTAGGGGAAACAACGGCAACTCTTTTTTCACAGACTCCTCGCAGCGTGTTACCTACCCACGACGACGCCTCGGCTGGTAATACTTTTCATGGTCAGCGAGGGATGAATGTTCATCGTCGGGCGGTTCGTCGCCGCTGTGCATCGGGCCCGTCCGCACCGGATTAGGTGGACGGGGTACCGGAGGCGAGGGAGGCGCAGGCACCGATCCGGTCGGGGCAGCGACACTGCGCGAGGGTGAGCCATTGAACCGCTGCGAGAGCAGCGCCAGCGCCTCCGCCTGCTCAAAGAGCGGCTGCGCCATCAGGGTGTCGAGTTCGTCTGGATGTTTCTGAAGGTGATAGAGCACGTCGGCGCCGACTTTGTGCTCGAGAATCCAAGCATCGATCAGGGAGCCTTGTGGAATCGGCGTATCGGCGAGCAAGGCGACGTCTTCGAAGTCCGGATATTTCGCTTTCGCGGCGGTGACGCGCTGGGTCCACGAGGTTGTGATGCGCTGCTGCTCGGCGACGAGGGCCCGCTGGTGCTCGGTGTCGGCGCGTTTCTGTTCAGCGGCGGCGAATTTCTGATCGGTTTTCCAATCGGTCAGGGCCTCGATGTAATCCCCGTAATCGGTGAACTGATCGGCGGTCGGTTTCGGCGTGGGCGGAACGGGCGCAGCCTCACGCGGTGGGGGCGCAGCGGCTACAGGACTGCTCCCCGTTCGCGTTTTGAGGGCATCCCGTTCCGCCTCCGCCGCTCGGAGCCGCGCGGTCAGTTCTCTGATACGCGGCACATCGCCGGGTGACGCGTCGTGACTGGCGGGACGCCGTTCCTTCGGCGTGCGCGCCTTGAATCGCCCCTTTTCGTCCCGCTCTTCTGTTTCGGCTGAGCCAGCTTCCGGCGTCTCTGGCTCGGGTGGAGCCGTTTCGGCGGGCGGTGAGACCGGTTCGGCGCGGGCCTCGCGGGTGCCGTGGAATTGCGCCTCGTGATCGCTAAGCGAGCCGCTGTCGTCCGCTGGAGGCGGCGGCGAACTGTCAGCAGGCGACTCGATTGGTAAGGGGTCTTCAGCCAAAATCAGCGTTTGAGTGTCAGCCTGTCATGCGGAATTGTCAATTCATTCAGTCGGCTGAGCTTCGAACGACGGTACTTCTCTTTCATCAATGCCCGATTGCACGGTTTGCAATGGGGCACGTATTGTGACCGCGACGTGGGGCAATTCGTCGGTGAAAACTCGGTCAGCGGCTTGGCGTGATGACATCGTGCGCACACGCGATCGGTATTGGGATTGCCGCCTGCAGCCTTGATACGCATTCGAGCGTGTAACAACAGGTGATACGCCTGGTCTTCACATATCACCAGTCGAGCCTTTGGATTCCAAACATCACGATCGGGATGATGCACGATGGCGCTGGGCGGCAATGACTTCCCGAGCGCCTGTTCTGCCCGCACCCGATGCCAGACCGCGCTCGTTGTTGGCGTGCATTGCTTGTATCCCGTGACACGACTGGTCCGCGTGCTATGGCCGGTGACATATCGCGCGGGTTCGCCTTTGACATATCCGCGTTTCGGGTCATTGCGCGTCTGAATCGAGGTCGGTCGTCCGCACCCGCAAGCGCAAAGTGCTATCGTTGAGTCAGCCATCGTAGAACCTCCATTCTGCGATTCGGTCAGGGGCCGTTGAACGTGTCACCGTTCAGCGGCACCGTATTATGACGCTATGCCGTCTCCTGTGGTGGCGCTTGTTGTGCCGCTTGTTGCGCTAACTCCGCTTGATGTTGCCGATCGCGCTCAGCTTCGGCGCTCTGCGCGTCCTGCTGCATCATGCCTGTTGCCGCTTCATGCACTTGCCCGCGTGCGGCCATTTCGCGCTCATGGTCCCTCGATAGATCCGCCTGCATCGCTTGGTGCCCGAGTGCTAAGGCTTCCTCATCGGCATGGGCGTCGATGGCCGCGCCCTTGGATGCGGCGGCGATATGCGCAATCGCAATCCGCGCCGCGCGATCTTGTTCAGCAATGCGTTCTTTACTTTGAATCTCCATCTGCGCGATCTGTACTTTAGTCTGTTGCTCCCCTTGCCGGGTTTGGAGTTCCTGTCCTTGCGCCTGAAGCATCTGCTGCGCCTGTTGGAGTTGCTGCTGGAGTTGTTGCACCAGCATCTGCGCTTCCGGCGGCAACCCTTTGTCCTGTGATTTCTCCTGCAACATCTGCTGAATCTCAGGTCGCAGAATCAACTTTGCCCGATCCGCCAATTGTTGATGACCAGGGCCGTCCGTATTCGCAAAGAATAAATCGCCAAATACGGTCATTAACTCTGGATTGGCGGTGAGCATGTCGCCAATCATGGAGGCTTCCTCAGTTCGTCGTGAGTCATACGCACGAGTCACGCGAATGATGACGTTGAAATTCGCGTCTTTCGTCAGCTTGTATGGTTTCTGCCCGTTCCCACCCATCATCGCCGCCCCCGCGGGTTGCCCATTCGGCGAGCCAATCTGCACCGTTTGTGCTTCGCCTTCCGCGTTCAGAATGCGCGCAATGCGTCCCGGCGTGCCGTAAATCCCACAGAGCAGGTTGTTGATGATCTGCCCTTCATAGCGAATCGAGCGCTTCAGATTGTCGAGAAAATTGCTCGTCCCATGCGCCGACTGCTCTTGCAGGAATTTGATGGCCCGCCCGCTCTTGATGCTCGGGTCCACTTTCCCGAGTTGCGGATCGTGGATCCCCGTCGTGCTCTGAATCAGGTCACGAAACAGTTGCACCGAGCTCGCGATCGCCTGGATCGGCGTGTCGACCGGCGTCCGCGTCGGCGGCCCGAGCGGTTTCCCGCCGTCTGACACGAGGTTGTAAAACAACACGGGCACCGGCCGAATGTTTGCTTGCTGATACAGCGGTTCAAACCCTTCAATCTGGTCCGGCGTGGCCTGGAACGGCGGAATGGGCGACAAGCCGATGGTTTCCACCCACTTCGACATCATCGCGTTGAAGCCCGCGTTACTGTCTCGCGCCGGTCTGACCATGCCTTCCGCGCGGCGTTCCTGATCGTAAGGTTGGAGTTCTTCTCCCAGGACTTTCACGATCGGCAGGTCTGGTCCCGGCCAGTCTGTTTCATCGAGGATCTGGATGCCATCGATCTGCGCCCACTTGATCTGTTTGTCCGTGACCTTCCGCTTATCTTCAGCCGGAATGTCGAGGCCCTTCGGGAGTTCGTCTTCCCACGCACGGACCCCGCCGGGCAGCCGGCACAACGTCCGCGTCGTGCGCACCGTATACCAGTAATCCACGACACGGCACATCCGCACATCGCCCATGGTCGTAAACCAGCCCGGCGCGTCATCGCCGAGTGCGCGGAATTCGTCTTCACTCGCATTCGTGACGCGATTGCGACCCTCGTTCACAGCCTGAGGCCAGCGGGCTTTGTATTCATCCCACGGCAAGTCGTTCCCGACGAAGGCCCACTCCGCATCGCTGCCATCCGGCTGTTCATGCGCAGGATCGAGGCTCACGCTCGCTTGGTTGTAATACCGATGGACGTAAATCTCCTGGTCCCATGTCTTGCCGGGCAGATACCGCGTCATCACGCCGTAATAGCCGCGTCCCGCAATCACCGCGCGGGTAAACGCCCACGTCCGCGCATCGGCCGCGGCACTCTCGCGCTGAATCCGCCGCACGAGCCCTTCGCGCAGCTCGATTTCGGTGTCATCCAACGGCCCGATGAGGCCGGCAAAGTCGTCGGCAGGCACAATCTCAAGGCCGAGTTCACTCTGTCGCTCCGCATTGAGCACTTGGCGAATGGGTTCTTTGAGCAGTGGGATTTTCAGGCTCGGGCGCGCGGGAAGCGGAGGAAGGTTGCCGCTGGCAGGTTGCGCGGCGCGCGCATCGAGGGTGCCTTGGTCCCACGTATCGCCCGTATAGGCTTTGAGGTCGTCTAACTCGCGCTGGCGCTGCTCACGGTCACTTTGTTGAGACTGCTCGAATCTTTTTTTGGCAAGTTCAAGGAAGTCGTCGTCCCGCGCCATACCCGTTATCGATCGCCGCGGGCAATCTTGCCGCGCACTTTCGTCAACGCTGCCCGATCCTGTGGTGTCAACTGGTCAATCGTCGCAAATGTTGCCCGTGTGTAGCCGCTATCGGGCGTCTGCACCAGACTCGCGCCACAGAATTGACAGATGGTCACGTGGCCGAGGACGATGGCCACGACGACCGCATGATCGCACCCTGGGCAGAGCACGGGTTTCGGGAGTTTCGGCGCGGTGGATGTGGTGGTCGAGGTCTTCTCAGCCATGCAGGCTCCACGTAAAGCGCCCACCTGGTCCTGGAATGTTCCGCGGCCATGACACCGTGGTTCGAGCGCTCACATTGGATGTCACGACATACGTGTGCGGACTCCCACTGATCGTGATGGTGTCGCCGGGCTTTAACGGCGGCGAACACGTCCACATGTCTGGGATCGGTATATTGGGTTCAGCGTCAACGGCGACTGTTGCCAGTGCGGTCGCCGCACCCCCGCAGGCCGCGAGTCGTCCGAAGAAGCCACGTCGTGTCATCGCCTTAGCCTTTCCGCATCAACGCTTTGTAGCGGTTGCCCGTCGCAGATTTCCGCGCCTGACTGAACGCAATCGCCACGATTTGCTTGTTCGGTCGCTTGGTCGCGCTGTGGTGCAGCTCGCGGATGTTTTCGCTGATGACGCGCGGGGAACTGCCCTTCTTGAGTGGCATCGAACACCTCGCGCCTCATCGGCGCACCTGTGCGCGAACGCGATGAGATTCCGAGCTTGCCGAAGTTCATCGTCCTGAATCCAGCGGTTGATGGCTTCCCACACTGGCGAGCGTGGCATGGCGGCTGATTCTACAACCGTCCGCGTGGCGCACCTGTGCGCGAACGGAGCGGCAGCTCACGCGGCTCAGGCGGCCGAGGACAGAGTTCAGCGGTCCACCGGACCAGCGTCACCCAATCGGCCGCTAATTGATCAGGCGTCGGCGGCGACCGATGGGCCTCCTCCTGCAAGAGCGCGATCAGCCGCACTTGCTCCGGAGGCGCCAAAGTTCGCATCAAGAACCCCAGATAATGACGTCGGTGCTGTTGTAATAACTCGGCGTCGAATCAAACCCGCAATTGACCGTCACGTCGAGGGGTTTCTCGCTGCCCACGGCCGGCTCCTGATACACGACCTTGTGGGTGCCTCCCGACTGAAACCGCACGCCGAACCC